TCGGCGACGGCGCCAGCATCGGCGACGGCGCCAGCATCGGCGACGGCGCCAGCATCGGCGACGGCGCCAGCATCGGCGACGGCGCCAGCATCGGCCCCCGCGCCAGCATCGGCGACGGCGCCAGCATCGGCTACGGCGCCAGCATCGGCTACGGCGCCAGCATCGGCCCCCGCGCCAGCATCGGCTACGGCGCCAGCATCGGCCCCCGCGCCAGCATCGGCTACGGCGATTGGTACGTGACTGTCGGCCCGATAGGGTCCCGTAACGCGATGACGACCGCCGTTTACAGCAAAGGTCACGGCTTGCGCTGGTGGGTTGGTTGCCAGGAGGGAATTAGCACGGAGCAACTGCAAGCACGAGTCGAGTCCGAGCACGGGAGCAGCGCGCATGGGGACGATTACCGCGCGACTATCAAATACGTGACAGGTCACCCGGGCCTTGCACGCGCCATCGAGGCTGCCTCTGCTTGATTAACACCTTCTTGCTCTGGCCGTTCTGGCCATCACTCTTCCCGCCCACGCGGGCGACTCTTGGACCGGCCGAGACAAAGTCGCGCACGCCATCGCAGGGGCAGCAGTCGGCAGTGTCACCACGTTGGCCACGGGTAAAGCCTCCTACGGTTGCGCCGCTGCGGTCACGGTGGGCGCACTCAAAGAGGCCTACGACAGCATGCACCCCGACACCCACACGGCCAGCTGGAGAGACTTCGCGGTCACAGCGGCGGCGGGTTGCTTGGCTGCCGAGGTCACAGGCCTGGTCATCACCCCTAACAGCATCACTTACCGCACTACTTTTTGAGGACAATTTGCCATGATCCACAAGTACATCCGGCACAGTACGGTCGGTTTCATTCTCTGGCCGGCCCGTGACCCTTGGCACTCGGACCTTGCCGACGCTGTCGTGCGGTCTGCAGGGGGCCGAATCGTCTCAGCCGGCTTTTGCACCGTGGGCGTGACGCGGGCTTTTTGCTACGGACGCTCCGAGAGCTTGAATTTGAACGCCGCTCCTGACGACAGTCAGGCTCTCACCGATCAACTCGGGCTCGGATCATGAACACGTCAACCCTTTTTCTCTCCCTGACCTCGTGGCCCTTCCCTTACCAAGGGGCTATTGACCACGGGGACCAAACCGACGACCTCGTGGGCTTGCCGCAATGTGCGCTGGCCGAGGGTGAGCTGCTGCCCGTCTTGGGGGTGCCTGACCATGAGTGATGCATGGATCGTTGATCTGCCAGCCGGCCAGGTGCCGCAGCAAGCACTGTTTCTTGATAAGCAGCGTGCCGACGAATACGCGGCCAAGCACCGGGGAACGGTTGATGGGCTGGTGCGGGCTACCCATCCCACCGCGCAGGTGGTGACGGATGAGCCCGACCACGGCATCACAGACAAGGGAGGTGCGTGATGAGCATCGAAACAATCACGCTGACCATCGGCGCCAAAGTGCCAACGGCCATCTACACGTCCAGTGCCGAGCCGGTGTGCATCGTGGACACCATGGAGGAGCGCAAAGACGACGCCGAGGTTGCCCGGCGCATCAAGGCCTGCTGGAACGCCTGCCGGTTCATCCCAACGGATAACCTCGAAAGAATGGCGGCCCGCGACGATGCCCAGTCTGATCACTTTCTTGAATCCAGGAAGATGATCGCACAGCCAGAGCAAGCCAAGGGCGGGGAGGCTTCCACGGGCAAACTGCCCGATAGCCCATGGACCGAGAACGTTGCCGTCAAGCTGAAACCGTCACGGATGGGGCGTGTCTATATCGCCGGTCCGATGACGGGGATTGCCGAGTTCAACTTCCCGGCATTCAACAGCGCCGCCGACCTCCTCCGCGCAGAAGGCCTGACGGTGCTCAATCCGGCTGACCACGGCATTGTAGAAGGTGCGGAGTGGGCCGACTACCTCCGTCACGACATCGCAGGCCTCGCAACCTGCCAGCGTATTCACCTGCTCCCAGGGTGGGATAAGTCAAAGGGCGCACGCCTGGAAGTGACTATTGCCAAAGCACTTGGCATGGACATCACGCTGGCCGACGGCGCTGCACAGCCTGCGCAGATCACGAAAGGCCACCCATGACTGACCTGCTCGATCGCATCGTAATCCTGCGCCGGTTTGGACTCCACGCCAGCGCGCAAGCCCTACAGGAACGATATGACGCTCTCACCTACCGAACTGAAAATTGTGCAAATGCTGGCGGACGGTCTCAACAGCAACGAGATCGCAGCCAAACGCTGCCGCGGCATCAAAACGATCTGGGCGCAGGTCCGCGCGGCAAAACGTCGTAACGGGGCCCACACCACTGCCCAACTCGTGGCCATGTGCCTGCGCAAAGGGGTCATTCGATGAAAATCGCCCTCCATGACGCCACGGGGCTTGACGCCCTGACGGTCTACCAACAACACGCCCGCGGCCTGCGGGCTTTGGTGTTTTGCCCGCCTGACTTGCGGCAGCTGACCGCCATCAAGCACTCGTTTTTCCGCGCCGGTTTGGAGGTGCGCTCCGTCTCCCACTTGGACGGCAAAACAACGCGGATGGCCCTGTTTGCCTGGTGGCATGACGCCCCTGGGCGCATCCTATGCCTGGAGCCCTCCGCTTCCGAGGTGCCGGAGGGCGCCGAGGCTGTCCTGATCGCCCACGCTTGCCAATCGCCCCGCGTTTTCCTGCGGCTGTTGACGGTGGCGCAGTGCCCTATCTATGATCTGGGCGGTAACCTGCAGCGTCACAACCATTGACGGGCCCGCCCCCTCTCACGGGGGCAAAATCATGACGGGGAACCAAGGCGCCGGGCGGGACATGGGCACCCCGCCTTCCTTAAGCGAGCAGCTGGGCCCGCAACGCCTTGGGCCAGCGAAACGGTGACGATGCGAGATCGTCCACGCGGCGCCAGAGGCCGCTTAACTCACGCCCTCACCGGGCTGACCATTTGTGCCGCGCTGTAGGCCTTGGCAATCTCCGCAGCTCCCGTCAGCCTGACGGCTGGGTGGTTGGCCAGGATGAACAGTTGCGGCTTGCGGCCGTCAGGCTGTACTGGGTTGTTGACCCGCCCGTCTGTCAGGCCCGGATGCAGCACATACCCCATGCTATAGAGGATTTCCCGCCGTTTGCTGAGAGGCAGTTTTGTGCCCAGCTTGAGCGTGTCCGAGATCAGACGATCCAGCATCACAGACGACACCCAGCCGCCCATGAAACCGGGCGTATCCTGGGCGATGACCTCGGCAATCTGCTGCTCCACCCCACCGCGCGACTCTGCCACGACCTCGGCGTCGGTCGAGGTGGCCGGGGCGCGGTGCAGCGTGGTTGACGGGTCAAACTGTGGGTCGATCGGCATGGTGTAGAGCAGTTCCGACACAATGGCAAACCCGCCCTCGTGGCGCAGCCAGTGATACAGACGCGGGAAATAGTCGCCACCCATGCCGTCGCGCAGCATGTCGGCTTTGGTCTGCTGAGCGGTAAAAAACACAGCCAAGCGGCGCCCATTGTCGGCGGTCTTGCGCACGGCATTGCGGTGGTTGGTCGTCAACATCAGGTTGCAGACGATCTCCTGGGTGTCTTGGTCGACGCCCTTTTTCTGGATCTGGATACCGTCAGCCCCGGAAATGATGGTCTTGAGATTTTCGAGGATCTCGACGCTGTGTTCGGCCGAGTACATTTCTTCCACGCACACCAAAATGCGATTAGCCAGGAATGCGTTGAACTCGCTTGCCAGGTCTGCCGCTTTGGGCCAATGGACGAACTGTGCCCCGATGGCTCGAGCGGTAACGAGGGAAAACAGGGTTTTACCGTTGCCCTCCACGCCTTGCAGCACGGGGGCCCAGGCAAACTTTTTGCCTTGGTACTGCACGCATGCTGCCATGTAGTTGAGCAGGATCGCTTGGTCCCGCTGGTCGGGCAGCACTTTGCGCAGGTGGTTGAGGAAGGGGCTGGCGTCACCCACTTGGCGGGCGATCTTGGCTGGCCAGTAGCGGTTGACCAGCTGCCGCCCGTTGACGTCCACCAGGGTGCCGGGGGTCACGTCGGGTTTGAAGCACGTGCCCTGGGCAACCGGTGCGCGCAAGGCTTGGGACTCGGTGAAGGCCTCGAAAGCGTTGCGCGTCGTGCGCTCGTTGATCGCGTCCATTGCGAACGTGTAACCGCCGAACAGCGCCCGGAACCGTTGGGCGTCCACCAGATCCCCTCCCGGGATCAGTACCTTGTGGGCGTCGACCACGTACACGCAACCGGCGAACAGGTCTTTCTGAGCGGCGGGGTTGAGGAAGGTGCTGCCAGTGATCTCGGTCTGCGTCGGGGCCTGTGCCAGGGCGGGCGGGGTGCTGGGTGGCTCGGGCAGCTTGTCTTTCAGCACATCGCCGGGGCGGGCCAGCACGGCGGCGATCGAGCGGGGCAGGTAGTCGTCGCGCTCCCACTTCTCACGGGCGAGGGCCGACTGGCGCATCAGGGACTCAATACGCTGACCATGGCGCCCGGTCCAGAATGCCAGGTGAGAGATCAGCGCGGCGTCGGCTTGGCTGGCGTCATAGGGGCGTGCGGGGTCCGGGTAGGCAGCGGCCAGGGCGTCGAGGTTGGCCTCCCACAGGTCGCGGAAACTGGCCCGGGCACCAAACGACGAGGCGGCGCTGCGGGACTGCAGGGCACGGCGGATCAGGTCGGCGTCATCGGTCGGGCCTATCCACTCGGGCACCGGGGCGTCGCTGAGGGTAAAGTCGCCGTCCGTGCTACCGCCCACGTTGGGGAAATAGTTGGCCGTCAGCCATTGCAAGGCGGCCGTGTGGTCAGTGCCCGCATTGCCGGTTGCACCCGTGCCGGTCAGGGCCACAAAGCGCAACTCCGTATAAAACTCGGCATTCAAAGCTGCGTTTTTCTTGCCGTGCGGGGGGCAGGCCCCGGTGCCAAAAATGTGCAGCCCGTTGCCCGACCGCGACACCTCCATGGCGGCCCCCGCGAACGCCTGCGCCATGGTTTGCGCCAGGGCGGACCATTGGCCTGTTGCGGGGTCACGGCATGCGTCGAGGTCCAAGAACCAGAACGGGTCGGCCTCGGTGAACACGAAGGCCACGCCGTAAGCCTCGCCCCAGGTGCTGGCAGTCAGGCAGGCGTGATCTGCGGTGGTCCAGTGTTGCGGGTCGTGAGCCGTGACGACCGCCCCGGTGTGGGGACTGACCGGCAGTTTGTCCATTTTGCCGGGTCGCGTCGTGCTGGGCGTCAACACGTAGCACATGAACTGCCGGTAGGCGCCCATAGCCGCAAATGCGGCAGGTAGTTGGTGCATGGCGGCCCCTCGTCAGAGTGCCAGGGACGCGGCGGCGCGCGCCCGCAGATCGTCGGGGGCCTTGAGGGCGTGTTTGTCGCCGCATGCCAGGCCTTGGGCGATGACCGGCAGACACTCCACGCGGATGGCCTCCCTCATGATCTGGCGGCGCAGCTCCACCATGGTGCCCAAGTGGTAGGTGATCAGCGAGGGAGGTACTGAGGCCCGCGCGGCAATCTCCTCGCGGGTCAGGCGAGCGTAGCCCACGGCGGGGGCCAGCTCCAGCGCGGCGGTCAGGATCTGCGCGATACGGACGCGCGCTTCGAGTTTGGCCTGTTTCATGGGGTGCAGTGTAGATTCGAGTTGTCGGGCCCGTCAAGTTAGAGTGACCCCCTCCCAGTAGCGAACGCAGCGTCGCCCCCCTTGGAGCGCACCAGGTTGACCCAGGCCATTTGCGCGGTTTCGCGCCCGTCTCCCGTGTACTGCCATCCGGGGGCCTTGACCTCTCGGCTGACGAACTGACCCAGCACCTGCCCGACCATGTGAGCTTCGATCGTCACCGGGCGGATACCGATCAGGTCGCCCGACTTGACGACGCGGTTGGTGGCTTCGGAGTCGTTGGCCAGCCCGTAGCGCACCACCCGCCCATTCTTATCGGGGAGGGCGCCCACGTTGTTGCGCATCAGCAAAATGCCGCGCTCGGAGGCCTCTAGCCTCACCTCGGATTGCGCCCAGGCTTCGGACTTGCCGGCAGCGGGCGAGCCGTGCGGTAGGGGTGGGGTGTAGAGGCCCAGGGTGATCTGCAGGTCGCGCACTGCGTCGGCGGACAGGCCCCAGCGTTGGGCCCAGAGGTAGAGGGGATCGGTGCTCATGCTGCAATCACTCCATGACGATCAAGGACGGTTTGAATTTTGGCGGTCAGCGCCTCGGCTTCTGGTCGGCCCAGGGCTTGGGCGGTAAGCACATCGAGGCCGAACGCATGATAGAACCTGCGGTAGCTCTCCTGCTGGCTGTATCCCTGCACGCCCTCCCAGCCGGCCCACAGGGCGATGGCGTGGCGCAGCCGGCCCTGTGCCTGCTGGCGCTCGAAGTGGCGTTTTTGCACCCCCGCAGCGGCCAGACCGTCCAGCCCGTAGGGGATGCGCGCAGCCCCGTCGATGCGGTCGACCTCCCCGCGCAGTGCGGCCAGCGTGGCCTCGTCGAGCTCGAACAGGTCACCATCCACAAACTGCGGGTCGTTGCGGGCGGGGGGCTCGGGGTAGAAGCCGCACTCCGGGCAGCACCGCATGAATCGGGGGTAAGCATTGAGGCAGCCGACCGGGTTGGCGCACACGCGTAGGGGGATGGCGTCAGAGGGGCCGTTGCTGCGGCGCTCGCGGCGGTCGAGGGAGTCAATGCGGGGCGCGTCAGGCAGCCCGTGCCGGATGACATTGCCGACGTGGTCAATGATGATGGCGCGGGGCTTTCCGCTGCGGGCAATGTGCGCCAGCCGCTCCTCGTCGCTCAGGTCACCCCAGACGCGCGACAGTTCGGGGGAGATCATCAGACGCAAGGCGCGCCCGAACTGCTGGACGTACAGCGGCCAGGACTCGGTCTTACGCACCATGGACACCACCTCGATGGCGGGCAGGTCAAACCCTTCTCCGAAGAGGTCCACGTTGACCAACTGCAACACCTCGCGGCGGGCAAACCGTTTCAGGATCTGGGCCCTCAGTAGCGCGGGCGTCTTGGCGCTCACCACCTCGGCAGGCACGCCGGCTGCACGGAAGGCCTGGGCCAATTGTTGCGCCGCCTCCACATCGACAGCGAAGGTTACCCCCAATTTGCCGCGGGCAATCGCCAGGTACTGGCGCACCACGTCGCCCACGATGGTGTCTGAGGCGTGCACGGCTGCGCGCAGCTTGGCGGGGCTGTAGTCCCCTTGCGCGGTGACCGTGACCTCCGAATAGTCCACGTCTGACGGGGGCGCGAAGACCCGGTAATCTGTCAAGTACCCCGCGCGGATCAGGTCGCGCATTTGCGGGCCCTCGACCATCTCGTCGAAGACCCCGTCAGCGTGCCGCCCCAGCCCCTCGCCGTCAGCCCTCGCAGGCGTGGCCGTCACTCCCAGGCCGCGCGCGTTGGGGAACATCTCCACGGCCTTGCCCCATTTGTTGCTGCGCAGAACGTGGTGGGCCTCGTCCATGACCCACAGCCCCACTTGGGCAAACCAGGGGTCGCTTTTCGCATCTTTGCCCACCAAGGTATCGACACTGCACACCCCCACCCGGGCGGTCGGGTCGAAGTAGCTGCGGCCCAGCGCGTCCATGTGCAGCGCCACGCAGTCACGCCGGGTAGCGTCGGCCCCAACGATGCGGTGAGCCACGCCCTCCCGGGCCAAAGCCGTGGATATTTGCGTTACCAGCTCGGAGCGGTGGGCAATGACGGAGGCTGGGAGGTTGACTTGGCGCACGGTGTCGGCGGTGATCACGGTTTTACCTGACCCCGTGGCCGATTTCACCAGGACGTTGCGACGCCCCCCGTTCCAATGGGCAAAGACCTCGAACTGAATACTTTTCTGAAACGGTCGTAGACGGCTCATTTTGTAGCACTTGACGAAACGGACAAGACGGAGTGTAATCGGGCTTCCCTTTAACTGCAACCTGCAACATCATGCAACTTTCAGTCAATCTTTCTGACCGCGAGGAGATCGCGGCCGCTCATGCCCTGCTGGCCTTGCTGCTGGACAACACGCAACCGCGCATTGCTCACGAGGACCGCCCCGATGTGGGCGTCGAGCCGGAGCCCTTTCCCGAGGCCGACCCCGCCGTGGTCTTCGGGCAACACCCCACCCCCCAGTTGTCAGCCGGTGCCCCCTTTATTGCGGGTGCCGGTCAATTGCCGACTGCCCCCGTGGTGGCGCTGACTGGGGCCGAGACGTTCCCCGCCTCCCCGGTCCCTGCACCGCCGCCCGCTCCCGTGGCGGGTGCCCCTATGGCACCTGCAGCCCCCATGAGCCCTGCGCAAGACGTGGAGCTGGATGCAGCGGGCCTGCCGTGGGATGAGCGCATCCACTCCAGCAACAAGAAGACCATTGCCGACGGTACGTGGCAGAAGCGCCGGGGTTTGAACGATCCTGCCTTGGTGCAGCGTGTCGAGGCCGAACTGCGCGCCCGGGTTGGGGGCGCTCCGGTTGTGACGGTGCCGGCAGGGGCCGGGGTGGTAGCCACGATCATCACGCCTCCCGCAGCACCAGCACCAGCACCAGCACCAGCACCAGCACCAGCACCAGCACCAGCACCAGCACCAGCAGCGGGCCCCACGACGTTCACGCAGCTGATGCCGATGGTGTCGGCTCTGATGGTCGCGGGTAAGCTGCCGCAATCGGCGCTGGCCGCTGCTTGCTCAGCCTGCGGCGTGCCCAGCATCGTGAGCCTGCAGTCTCAGCCCGCCAACATTCCGACCGTGTGGGCGACGCTGAAAGCCACGTACCCGGAGGCCTTCTGACATGGCCGGCGCGCATGCTTTCCTCGCCCCGTCGAGTGCGGCGCGCTGGGTGCCATGCCCCGCGTCCGCCTCGCTGGAGGCCCAGTTTCCCGAGACCGAGGATAGCCCTCACGCTATGGAGGGCACGGCAGCACATTGGGTCAACGAGCAGTTACTGCAGGGCGCCGCGGTGACGGAGGGGCAACTGTCCCCCAAAGGCGTGCCGGTGACGGGCGAAATGTTGGAGGGCGCCGACCTGGTGCTTACCGACGTACGCGAGCGACTCGGCCCGGATTGGCGGGGCAGGCTGTTCATTGAACGGCGGGTCCAGATTCCCCGCGTGCATGCTACCCACAATTGGGGCACGCCTGATTATTACGCCTGGGCCCAACTGCCGGACGGGCGCCTCAAGGTCTACGCGTGGGATTACAAGTTCGGGTATGAGATTGTCGAAGCTGTGCGCAACTGGCAGCTTATCGACTACGTGGCCGGCATCTTGGAAGACGTCCAGCCGGATGGCTTGCAGGAACAAAACATTGTGGTTGAAATGATTGTCGTGCAGCCCCGCGCGCCCCACCGGGAGGGGCCGGTGCGTCGCTGGGTGACGACCGCTGCTGACTTGCGGGCACAGTTCAACATCCTCAAGGCCAGTGCGGAGAACGCTCTCAGTTCCGACCCACGATACAGCCCGAACCCCACGGGTTGCAAGAACTGCCGGGGGCGGCATGCCTGCGAAGCCTTGCAGCGCGCGGTTTTCCTCGACGTGGACTACGCCCAGCGCGGCAGCCGCCTTGACGTGGACCCGCATGCTCTCGGGGTCGAACTGCGCCACTTGGAGCGTGCCGAGGCTTTGATCGCTGCCCGTAGGGCGGGCCTGGAGGAGCAAGCGCGGGCGTTGTTGCAGGCGGGCACCCCCGTGGCGTTCTGGGTGTTGGAGCAGGAGCCGGGCCGCCAAGTGTGGACTCGCCCACTCGACGAGGTGCGCGCCTTTGCCTCCATGATGGGCGTCGATCTCAGCAAACCTGCCGACCTGATCACGCCCACGCAAGCCGTCACCCGTTTCAAGGCCAAGGGCCTGACGGCGGATCTGATTGCCTGTTACGCGGGCCGCCCGTCTGGGTCGGTCAAGTTGCGTTACGACGACGGCCAAAAAGCCCGCTTGACTTTTTCGTCAAGTAAGACATAATCGAAACCTTCACAACCTGAAAGCGCTATCACCATGAAGCAAGAATTCCTTTCCCCCGTTGGTCGCCTGGTGCAGGGTGACCCGTTCGAGGCTCAGACCAAGAACATGCAGGGTCAGCCGTTGCTGACGCAGTCCGGCCAGCTGACGCAACGTTATTTCATCGCAGTGGCGTTTGCCAAAAACGACCCCCAATGGCCTGCCTTCGAGACTTTGATCAAGGGGGTTGCCCGTGCTGATTTCCCGCAATGGTTTGATGCGACGGGGCGCTGCACGCACCCCCGCTTTTCGTTCAAGATTGCGGACGGCGACGGGGTGGACGACAACGGCAAACCCAACGCAAACAAGGAGGGGTTCGCCGGTCACTGGGTCGTCAAGTTCTCGTCGTCATTCCCTCCCCGCTGCTTTTACGCGGGCAAGTACGCACCGCATGAGCAGATCCAAGACTCGAATGCCATCCGCCGCGGCTACTTTGTTCGCGTGGCCGGTACGATTGAAGGCAACGGGCAGGCCAACAAGCCCGGCGTTTACGTCAATCTGGGCATGCTTGAGTTGGCCGGCGTCGGTCCTGAGATCGTGAGCGGCCCTGACGCGTCCGCCGTGTTTGGCAGCGCGCCCGCCGCTTTGCCGATGGGTGCGGCCCCCCTGCCGATGCACGCCGCCGCGGCGCCTGCCATGCCTGCACCTGCCATGCCTGCACCTGCCATGCCTGCACCTGCCATGCCTGCACCCGTGGCCGCCCCGGCGTTGCCGGTGGTCCCCGCTCCAGCATTCCTTGCGCCTCCGGTGCCCCCCGCCCCTGTGGGCCCCGTGATGCTGCCCGCTGCTGGTGGCCACACTTACGAGCAGTACAAGGCGTCAGGCTGGTCTGACGAGCAACTGCGCGCGGCGGGGTACATGCAATGAAACAGGGTGCCGGACGTAAGGCGCTGTACTCCGGGGGCAAGATGAAGGCCGTTGTGTCTGCCAAAGTGACCCCGGAGCAGCACGCCAAGTACCACGCTCTTGGCGGGTCCGCTTGGCTGCGCGCCATGCTGGACAAGGCCAAGACCCCACAACAATGACCAAAGGCCCCGCCTGTGCGCGGGGTCGCCTCGCTATGACCCACCCGTCTGAACTACCCGCAGGCGCCGCCGTCCCTGTTGGGTTGGGCGTTTCCACCGTGCTGCCCGAGCTGGACTTTGAAACTTATTCGGAGGCAGGCTGCGTGTTCGATCCCGTAACCATGAAATGGCGGGGGCCCGCAGGCGCGGCCAAGGGCAAGAAGGGCCTCGGAGTCGTGGGGGCGGCGGTGTACGCCACGCACCCAACTACCGAGGTGTTATCTCTGGCCTACAACCTCAAGAACGGCAGCCCCGGCAAGCTGTGGACCCCTGACCAGCCGCCTCCGCAGGACTTGCTCGACCACGTCCAGCGCGGGGGCATGCTGGAGGCATGGAACAGCGGGTTCGAATGGTGGATCTGGAATTACGTCTGTACCCGCCTCTACGGATGGCCTCCGCTGGGCATACGGCAGACCCGTTGCGCAATGGGCCGCGCCCGGGCCTACAGCTTGCCAGGCTCGCTTGATCTGGCGGGTAAGGTGCTGCGCCTGACGGTGCAGAAAGACCCCAAGGGCAAAGCCCTGCTCGACAAGTTCAGTATCCCGCGCAACCCGACCAAAGGTAACCCGGCGTTGCGCACGTTGCCCGCGGACGACCCCGAGGCCGCAAGGCAGCTTTACTCCTACAACTGGACCGACACTGTGACGGAGGCAGAGGCGAGCGCCCGATGCCCTGACCTGGAAGGGGAAGAAGCAGAGTACTGGTTTCTTGACCAGGAAATCAACCGACGAGGCGTAGCCGTTGACGTGGAGAGCCTGCGCGCCTGCGCCGCCCTGGTGGAGAAATGCTTGGTCCGATATGACGCCGAGTTGTGTGAGCTGACGGGCGGTCAGGTGGAGCGCGCCAGCCAACTTGAACGCCTCAAGGGCTGGTTGGCTGGACAAGGCGTACACGTTGGGGACGGTCCAGGCAGCATGGACGAAGACGCGGTCGGGGCGTTGTTGGCCCGGCCGATGCTGGACGCGGCGCGCAGGGCCCTGGAGATCCGCCAGATGGTGGGGTCTGCCTCCGTTAAAAAGGTATTTGCCATGCGCAACCAGGTAAGCCCATGGGGCCGCCTGCACGACTTGTTCAACTACCACGGGGCACGCACCGGGCGGCCAACGGGCGAAGGCCCCCAGCCGACCAACCTGCCTAAGGCCGGTCCCTCGGTCCTCAAGTGTGGCTGCGGTCGGCACAGTGGCGCCCACAATGCGCGGTGTATCTGGTGCGGCATGCTCTTCCCGCCAGGCAAGAAGCCCGAGGGATGGGGGCCTGACGCCATGGAGGACGTGCTGGCCGTCATCAAGACCGGCAGCCTGGAGGCCGTTGAGTCCGCTTTCGGGAGCGCCATGCTGTGCGTATCCGGGTGCCTGCGGGGACTTTTCACCGCTGCGCCCGGTCATGAGTTGGTCGCGGCAGACTTCTCCAGCATCGAAGGCGTGGTCACTGCTTGCTTGGCGGGCGAGGACTGGCGCGTCGAAATGTTCGCCACGCACGGTAAGGCCTACGAACTGAGCGTCAGCAAGATTACCGGCATCCCATTTGCGGAAATCATGGCGCACGCGGGGTATGACGATGTTGAGCGCCCGGAGTGGTGGAAACACCGAGCCGACAAGACCAAGCCCCACCACCCGATGCGTCAGACATTGGGCAAGGTGGCCGAGTTGGCCTCGGGTTTCGGCGGTTGGATCAACGCTTGGAAACGTTTTGGCGCCGACGCGTTCATGGACGACGACGAGATCAAGAAGGCGATTCTCGCGTGGCGTGACGCGTCCCCCGAAATTGTGGAATTCTGGGGCGGCCAAGAGCGCCGCCATGGTTGGGACCGTTGGCCAGAGTTGTTCGGGCTGGAGGGCGCCGCCATTGGCGCGGTGTTGCAGCCTGACGCGTGGCGCCACGTCATGCGGCGGAATGGCACCCACACGGGAGTCAGTTTCTACTGCTGCGCGCAGCAGGATGCGCTCTACTGCCAACTGCCCAGCGGGCGCCGCCTGACCTACCACCGCCCCCGCCTGGACAAAAACCCCCGCGCTTTTGGGGGCGAATGGTCTCTGAGCTTTGAGGGCTACAACAGCAACCCCCAGCAAGGCGCCATCGGCTGGGTGCGGATGAGCACCTACGGGGGCAAGCTGTGCGAGAACGTGGTGCAGGCCACGGCGCGGGACATTCAGCGACACGCTCAGCTCAACCTCACCAAAGCAGGATACCCCATCGTGCTGCACGTTTATGACGAGAACGTGGGCGAGGTGCCGATCGGTCGCGCCAATGCCCAGGAGTTCGAGGCCATCATGGGCACCATGCCGCCTTGGGCGGCCTACAACGACAAGCCGTGGCCCATCCGTGCGGCGGATTGCTGGATCGGGAAGAGGTACAGGAAATAATTGTTGACAAGCTGAATTTTGTAATACATAATTAAACCCATCAACAGACAAAAGGTATCCACCCTGATTTCTGCCAATTTGCTATCTGCCGCATTGAAGTTTGCACAACACGCAGCCCCGAAAAAGGACGTTCGCTACTACCTATTGGGGGTGCGCTTGGAATGGGCAAACGGGAGGCTTGACGTTTTTGGAACGGACGGGGCCCGCCTTGCCCACGTTGCATTGCGCTGTGATTTGGGCGCCACCCCCGGGGCATGCACGATCGGAAACCCAGATGTGAAGTTGCTCATGCGCCTTTTGGCAAAAAGTACGTCTGCTGTAACATTGACCTCACGTCCGTCAGAAGAAGGGACGGGGCCGAAAATCCTGGTAACCCATCAAGGGGCTGAGATCCCCCTTCAAGGTCTTGAGGGGGTTTACCCCGATGTGCGGCGGGTCATTCCGTCAGCGGATCGCGCCCCCGGGGCTTTTCCGCTTTGGGTAAACGGGTCGTTCATGGCAGAAGCGGCGAGCGCATTGCTCCCTTTTTGTACAAAGCGAGGTGGGGTGAAATTCTACGGGGGCGCGACTGCTACCGACTCGGTTTTGTTGACTCCCGCCCCTATTGCGGATGACAGCAATGTACTGGTGGCGGAAGTTGTCATCATGCCCTTGAGAGAAAAATGATCGACCCTACCGACTTCTCTATCTCCCTTGGCACGCATATTGCTTTGCGTGTCGACTTCCAGCGACGGGCAGCGCGGTTTTTCCGTTACGACCCCCGCCGCAGCGATGACCGGGAAGAGTACCGCAGGGGCTGCGAAGCCCTGGAATCCCTGCGCCAGGAAGCGCAGGCCCTTGACCCTACGGGCGCCCTTTGGCGCAGTGTGAATACATGACGACGCTGACCAACCGCGAGTATTTCCGCCTCTACGGGTTTTTGACCCTGGAGAGGATCGAAGCCTTGATTGAGCTGGAAGAAGACCGGGACGCAGAGGCGGGCACCGCTGCCTATCTGGAGGAAGCCCGCTCATGTTTCCCCGAAGAGGATTTTCTTGACCGGGCTATTGCCCTAGCCAAAGGCAAGCTTAAAACCACGCTGGAAGAGATCGCGCAAAGCGTAGGCCAGTCCGCCGACTATGGGCGCGAGTGCTTAGACAAAGCCCTTGAGGAGTTCCCCTCATGACTTGGATTCTTCGCGTAATCGTGGCTGCCGCCATGACTCTGGCCCTGCTGTGCGCTTTGGTCCCCGCTACAGTCGGAGTCGTCACGGTGGGGGCGCTGTACTGGCTGGGGCGCCGCGTGCTATGGCTTGGCAGGCTTTGAGCTGGGCGAGAGTGCGGGCAATGCCGTCTCGAAGGGCGAAATAATCCGATTCAGCAGCCCCATCAAGTCGCGCGGCTCCTCCAGTATCCATGCCGGCACTGGTGGGGGCTCCTGGGGTTTGCACGGGGCAACGGGCCGCGACGCGCAACCCGCAAGTGCCAGCGCGCACACACTCACGTAGACGGTTCGTTTCATCTTGGGCTCCTTGTAGTTGTTTGAGTTGAGCGTCGCTGACCTGCGATAGCGCCCGCACCCGGCCCGCGTATGTTTGTAGTAGGGTGTTTTGGTCCTTGACCTGCTGGATTAGGGCGGCGGCTGACGCAGCCTCGTACCGCCAAGCGGCAACCTTCCAACCACCTAGGCCCCCAAAAAGCAAGGCGGTTAGCGCCACGGATAGGAGTCGTTGCAGCTCAGTCATGCCAACACCCCCATGCACCGAATGTAGCGGTCCTGCCGTTCAATCCTGCCGTTCTGCCCCCCGTTAACCACTTCGGTGATGGCGTCGAATTGGCTGGCGTCCGCTAGCTCATTGCATCCATGCGCGGCCCAGAAATCTCCGGCCGAGCGCGCTGCCCACAGTGGCTGCGCCAGGGCCTTGGGGTTGGCCACAAAGTCGGGGCAGTCGGGGTATTTGAGCCGCAGTCGCCGCGTGGCCGCCGCGTGGTTGGCACGGCCCGTCACCTGAATCAACCCGTGCCCCGCGAAACGGCGGCCGTCCCCGGCCACTGTGTTGCCCAGGTCTGCGCGGCCCTCATATCGAGTTTGCGCGGGAGTAGGGCCCCAAATTTCCGCAGTGTAGAGTAGCCCCAGAGACTCATGACCTATCTGCGCCAAAAACGCGGCCTGTCGTTTCGGGGTGTTGATCTCATAGTCGCGCATGACCTCCAGCAGCACGGTCAGCCATTGGACTGCGCGCGGGAGGGGGCACCCCATGCATACGGCCAACTGCGTGGCGTTCATGCGCGCCCCCTAAACCAGGCCCCCAGGTGCCGCCAATACGCGAGCAAAGCGACGGCCACGGCCAACGTCATGGCTTGCGCGGGGATGCTGTCCGCTATCCCCCTCCACGCGTTATAGGCCAGCCAAGTGGACCAGCCCAACAACCCGTACAGCGGGGATAGCCGGACTTTGCATGTACGGCGGTCGGTCTCAAACAGCAGCACGAACAAACACGCGATCAGGATGGCCAGGGAGAGCGACATTTGTACGCCACAGGTAAACGATTGCATGTCAGCCCCCTTCGGCTTTGCGCTCAACCCACCGCAGCAGGAATTTGAGCCCGTATTTTTGGCCGACCAGGGCCAGCACCAGCGATCCCAAAGGGTCGAGCCCTGTAGCGGGCCCCTGCCAGTCGAGGTATTTCGCGGCTCCTGCGAGTACCAGGCCGGCCGCAAAAGGGCCGCCGTAGACTCCAATGGCCAGCGAGGCCAGGAACGAGGTGATCAAGCTGAAAATTACCCGGGCAGACCAGTCCGGGCGGTCCTCATTGTTGACCGCCATTGCGGCCCCCAATACGGCCAGCAGCACGACGGGCAATGCCACAGATGTGGAAACCCCCATGCTGACCGCCCATTGATACCCAGCCCCGCCCGCCGCGAGAACGGCCACAGATGCGGACTGCGCCGCGTGCTCAACTGACATGCGTAACCCCTCTATTACGGGTGGAAAAACAGAACAGTGAAAAATGGGCAATCCCGAACATCCCCGCCCCCTTGAGCGGTGCGAACCACGACAGCAAACTCGGTTTTCTCATCCGTGGCCCAGCGGTCAAGGACCATCGGCTCGTTGACGCTGTTGTCGTCCGTCGCAAACCCTGCGATACCGTAATTGGCGGAGGGCATGCGCTGGGCAAAAACCAACCGCGTAACCCCCTTCCCTAGACGCTCAACAGACGCGATATTGACGCTGGACGATAGCAGCGTGGCCCCGGAGGAGCTGGCGCTTACCACGGCCATTCCCCGGCAGTGCACGATAGGGGCCGCCCCTGTAGCCGAGGGGGTGGCTGGATTGAGCAACACGAACCGCCCCAGCGTGGCGTCGTATTTAAAAATAGCCCAAGCCCCCGCACCCGGCATGTCGCCCGGCCGCAACGGTTGGTTGTTGTCCCGCACAATGGTAACCGCGCCCAGCCCGTCAACGTTGAGTGTGGGCGTAGTGCTGTCGTTCGCCGCCCCCAGCCGTACAAACAAGCACAACCCCGTGAGGGAAAGGGCGGCGGGGGTCAGCGATACTGTCAGCGCATTGGCGGAACCTCCCGCAGATGCGGCCACGTAGCTCTGGGACTGCAGGCGCGCAGGATTGGGCAATAGCGCCCATTTGGTGGCATCGGTCGGGGTTGAGGTGTTGCCGTCTGCCAGCGACAGGTAAACGTCGCCGGAGTAGCGCACCAGCGCCATGGCTGCGTAGCTGTAGGCGGTCCCGCCGTTCAAAGTCGGGGTGATGAAATCGGGGGCGCCGTGTGACTGCAGTTCATTGAGGGCCGCGGTGATGTCGTAAAAAAGCGCGTTCATCTTGTCGCGCTCAATGTTTTTCCGCAGGGGGTCGGTTGAGGCTCGCTCATAGTCGGGCCCGTAGCCCTGAGTCATGCTGACCGCGCCGCTGGATTCCGCTGCGTTGGGGATAGAGGTGCGGTCGCCTGATTGGCCAAACAGCACACGGAAAAAACGATTCATGACGGGGCCCCTTACGAGAGGATCAGGACAGACTCAGTCAACACCAGGTCATCCAAGTAAGTATAAGTCGCGCCCACACCTGCCGGGCGGGGGAGTAGGTCGAATTTCTGCAACACGGTCTGTAGATCAGAGGACAGGGGGGCGCCAAACACGTAATTGACGCTCATGTCCAAGTTGTCCTCCACGAACAACGGCCACAGGTCGGGGAACAAGGCCTTGAGAAAGGTGTTGGCCTCGGGCACCGTGCCCCGCGTGGTCAGCTGGAAATACCGCAACCGCAGCACCAAGCGGCGCTGCTCCGTCGTGAGCCCCGAGGATTGCGATGACGCAAAGTTGCCGTGCCCGAATACCTCGTGGTTTGCGCCGAACCCCCACAAGGGTTTGTCCGCCGCGTCCCCGGCCGAGGCCGCGGTCAAGGGCACCCCGAGAATGATGGCCCACACCGCCAAGCCGAAATCGTTGGCCGTGCGCAAGTCAAAAACGTCCGTAACCCAGTTTGTCCAAAAAGTCTCTTGATTCTCGTCGTACCATGCTTGTTTCTGCGTCAGCAGAGCCTGCAGCCGCGTGGCATCGTTGTATTGCCACAAGACCGCCCGTAGCAGATCGACCGAGAAATCGAAGGTTTGGACGTTCATACGACGATCACCTCAATTGCGCCCTCGGTAATCGTGGCGATCTGGTTTAGAGCAATGTCCAACGAGGTGGTGACCCAGGACGTAGCCGAAGTGAAAGACACCTCTAGCTTGGTCACGAACAACCCAGGCGATTGAACATTGACCGCCCCTGCCAGTTCGAACGGGGACACGTCGGCACCGACCGTAAACCCGGCCTCCCCGTCAATCTGCCCCGTAGCGTAGGCCAACACCGCAGCCCGCACCGTGCCCGGCACCTCCGTTACCGCGCCCACATTGCGCACAGTTACCCGCGCTTGCACGGGCACCTCAGTCGGTCGGTCAAACTTGACGCTATATGCCTGCCCGCTGACGGGCTCAACGACCGATACGGTGGTCGAGCCGTTCCAGTTGCAACCGAGGGACTTGTTAGCCAGCAGCGCAGCGGCCACGGCGGCGTCAGTCCCGCCTTTGACGCACACCCAGATCGAGTTGCGCACCATCGAAATGTCGTCAATAGTGGCCGAGGAACTGCTCTGGTTCTCCCGAAACGCCAGGCTCGTAACGTTGGGTACGGCGTAGAGCGCGGAAGTGATGGCCTCGGGGAGCGCCACATTTTGCAAGCTGAGCGTGTTTTTACGATACAGGCGCAATGCCTGGTCCGTCTGGACGTTACGCCCCAGCGTGGCTGCCGTGGGATTGGTGACGGAGTCCCAGCCCAGTACGGCCGTCACCACCTGAGTCAGCGCCCCCGATGCTGCAGCAATCGGGCCGACCTCAACGGCTTGGAAATCGACGCTACCCGAGCCCGATCCGTCGAGTGTCACGGCGGACACACTTGCAAATTGCGTGCCATCGGATAGCGCAGCCAAGGAGCCTGCCGGAATGACGGTTCCCGGGAGGCCAGCCAATGACACGTTGGGGACCACCGAATAACTGGCAGCAATCCGCGTACCCCCCGTCAACGCCATGATGGCATCGAGGAACACCCCGCCCGCCAAGTTGGGGTTAATCTGGTTGGCCAGGGCCGCATTGTTTTTCAGCACCTCGGAGCGGGCCAGCGTTTCCGCAGTGATCAATACGCCTGCTGGGGTGTTGGCGGTCGTGACCAGGTCAGAGCCGAGCGCCGCTTGAAACTCGGAGACGACGGTATCCTGCACCGTGGACGTGTCGGCCACGATGACGCCCGTGTCGCCCAAGTAGGTGTAGTCAACCATCAATTGCCCCCGATCCGTAACTCGTGCTGATTGTCGCAGAATAGCGCAGGGTGTTGTCGGCCACGGAGACGGTCAGTGTAGTGATGGACAGCACGCCGTCGACAGCCAGCAGTACCGCCCGCAGCCGCGCCTCCCAAGCGGGCAGGCTGCGCCGACCGCTCCAGACGGTCTCAAAGTTAGGCAGGCCCCCCTCCACGTCGAACACCATCTCCCCTTTGATCGTCTGGGCGGCCTGCTGGGCGGCCTGAAGCACCGCCGTCAGCCCTGTGACGACCGCCAGATTGCCATCGGCGGCGAGGTAGAGGTCGTTGTTCTCGTCAACTGCCAGGGTGCGCGTCATGCTGTGGGCCCTCCGGTGCTGCCGCTGCCGGTCTGCACGCCGCTGTGCTTGTGGGTGCCGAACTCAATCCCGCCAATGCTGGCGCCATCGGGCATCACGACGTGGCCGGTGAACGTCGAGGCGGAAGGGCCGACCGTCAGCCCCACGCTGCCCGCCGTGATCTTGACCCGATCGGGCCAGATGGCCACGCGGACCGAACCGTCTGCGGTCTGCAATACAGCGTGGCTCTCGTCTTCGGCGCTGATCGTCAGGCCGTGCATCACGTCGGGGATGAACACAGCGTCCTGAAACGAGTGTTTGCGCAGAGTATTGGGCGCGGCCTCCGCGTACGTGCGCAGAAACACTGACACGTCGCGGTCGTTGGCCTTGATCCACCCCAAGTCACCCGCCTGCAGGTTGAAAGACAGCGCCACACCACCGCCGCCGAATTGCATCACCGGCACGCTGGCCACGGGGGCGCGGCCGATCTGGCGGTCGTCGGTGGTCAACAGGCGGATCAGGGGTTGCACTTGGGCGCGGTTGGTCTCGCGGTCGTAGGAGATCACCCGGGCGGGCAGCATGTCATCCACGCCTTGCAAGAACTTGTCGAGCACCAGGCGCACCATCCCGAGCAAGGTGCCATCGTCGGCGGGGTCGCGGCTGGGTGTTGCGTGGGCATCAGACACGTTTGGCCTCGGCTATGTAGTAAAACGGGGTGTCTCGGCTCGCCAGCTCAAACCCCAGCTTGAAGATGGTGTAAGTACCGTTGGCGGCGGGGTTCATGCGGCTGGTGATCTGCAGCCCTCCGCCCAGCACCGTGCGAGCGTCAAACAGCATTTTAACCTTGACGCCATGCTCCGTGAACTCTGGGATACCTACCATGCCGGTATCGATGTTGAGCACGCGGGTTCGGGCGGCCAGGGGAGCATTGGCGTTCTTGACGATCAGTCGTCCGTCGTCGACGTAAGCATTGACCCGTCCCGCTTGGCCCAGGGCGTCAACTTGTTTGAGCGCGCCTCCGGTAAACGTGTAGTTGCTGACCTGTTTGTCGGTCGCCTGGAAGTCCAGAGCCAAGCCGAGATCGTCCGCTACCCGTTTGGCTGCGGTGGACAGCGGAGCGGCCCCGGGCAGGGAATTGGCGACAATCACGCCTTTGGACCAGTCGCCCGTCGAGGCCTTGAGTGTCAGGGTAATGTCGGGGGGTTGGCCGCCGACCGCTGAGGTGATGTCTCCCGAGAACACCAGGGAATAGCCAGTGCTGACGCGCCCCGCCTCCACAATCAGGCCTTTGCGCTTACGGTTCTTGTTGAAGGGGCTGGTCTCGGTGAGTAGATAATCCCGCGTCGCCTTGTCGAGGTTGGTAATCTTGACCTCACACTCGTTTTGCGTTGCGTTTGCAAATTTCGTGCCAGATGCGGTAACGGCCAGCCCGTCCAGCACCTTCAGTTTGCCTTGGATCTCGACGCTGACGCGTAGCAGACGGGGGTCGAGGTCGGCCATAATCAGGCCCCCCGCAGCGTGACCAGCTCGTCAGCGGTCAGATAGTTGAGCGTCTGGGTAGTGCCGAACTGGTCGTAGTAGGGCAGTGCCCCGTCGTCCGTCAGAAACACGAAATTGCCCGCCTCTTGGTAGCGGTAAGGCAGTAACGGAGCGTCAGGCATTGCACGTACCGCTGAAATCAACGTGGTGTTATCGCGCGCCACGGTAACAGACATGCAGCCATTGGTTTCCAGCACCGTCAGCGTGTAGAACGTCTGGTCGATCTGGAAGGACACTTCCTGGTTGGGCACAGCGGCCAGCGCGATTTGCATCATTTGAACAACTCCGCCAGTACCGAGGATTTTTTCTCGGGCACCGGTGTGGACGACGGCTGCTGTTGGCCCTTCTTGACCGTTTTAGCGTCCTTGGCGCGCGATACTTTGGCGGCGGTGAACTGCGCCTGCACAAACCGTGCCTCTCGCATCGTCAGGGCCAACGCCACGCCGTCCGCCATGTCGGGGGTCTCCTCGTGCGGCATTTTCTCGATGATCATGTTCGAGAACGAGTCCACGCGGGTCTGCACGGTAAAAAGGCTCCCGGCTTTGTATGCGTCGCGGATTGCCTGATAAACGGCGGGGTAATCCTGGGTTGACAGCACCAGCGACAGCTCGATCACAACGGGGAGCAAGACGCGGTGATCAGTGATGGTTGCGCCAGTTTCTAGCGGGTGCTCCATGGCCTTGCTGACCGGCTGCACGCTGGCCTTGATCGGGCGCGCAGACGTGAATACTTGATTCAAGCCAGCGTCGAGAATGGCGGTAACGTCTTGCGCACTCACCCCAACACCCCGTCGTCAAAGTTGGCAGCGGCGTGGCGCAACTGCGTGCCCATGGTGTCGCCAATGGACTTGCTGATACCTGCGGCATCCGTGGCTTGCGTGTGCACCTCCACTTTGCCCACTTGCACAGATGTGGTCTTGCTGTTACCGCCCCGGGTCAGGATGCTGGCGGACGACTGCGAGCCGATCGGGTTGGAGGCTGCGGCGTTGAGCATGTCCCTTCCGGTAGCCAACGCCTGCGACGTGGCGTCAATCCCTTTGCCGACCAGTTTTCCAGCAGCGGACAGTACATTCCCGAGGCTAGATCCGATGCCTTTAAGCACTTCCCAGAGCAGGGACAGAGACTCACGGGCGCCTTCAACCAGCACTTTCAAGACACGAAACGCCACTTGAACCGGGGTCAACTTGGACAGAAACGCCCCCGTGATCTCCAGGCCTTGGCCGATCACTGCCCACAGGTAGCGGAACCCCGCGCCCAGGAACCCAACCAGGTTATTCAAGAAAGTGAATGACTGAATCCAGGTGACGAACCGCCCGATCAGGGAGCCCCCTCCGTCAACGAAGTTCATCACGTCGTCGTAGAGCAGGGCGAAGGCAACCGCGAGCGCGGTGACGATAGCCCCCAGCAGAAAGAATGGGGCGTAAGCCACAATGGCGGCCGTGGCCATGGCAAACAGCGGGGGTAGGGCGTATAGCGAGACCGCGCCCCCGATGGCAATCATCAGCCCGATGATGAAGTCAGAATGCTTGCGCATGAAGATGGCGACGCCTTGCATTTTCTCGGCCATCCAAGTGAGCGGCGGGAGTACGTACTCCAGCACGCTCATGTAGATGGTGCGAAACGCGTGCCGTGTATCGTCCAACGTGTCATTGAAGTGACCCGCGATCTCGCCTTGCTTGGCAGTGACGACACCGAGTTCGCGCTGCTTCTCCAGCAGTTCATTGACTGCATCACGCCCCTGGTGCAGGGCCATGATGGTGCCTTGGTCCAGTCCCAGGCGACGACCCAGCGCGATGGCTTTTGTAGAGTCCAACTTGGAAAACGATTCCGCCAGGTCTGGCAGGAAATCCATGGCAGACTTGCCCTTGTTGGCCACATTGTCGAGGTCAATACCCAGCTCGGCCAGGAAGGGCGCTGCGCGGCTTTTGCCGGTCACGTCCAGTTGCGCAAGTTGGGTATTGAGCCCTTCCATGGACGCAGCGAACCCATCGACGCTGCCCCCGGAGATTTTGACCACGTCACCCCAGTTGCTGAGGACATCCGTCGTGGTGTTGAGCCGTTCGGCGGTTTCGTCCAAATGGTCGGCCAGTTCGGTGGCCTCGGCCAGCTCATGCCCGAAAGCAGCGAGCCCCAGCGTAGCGGCAGCAAGGCCCGCCAGGGCGCCGACAGCGGCGGTCAGGGACGCGCCCATTTTGCCCGCCTGGTCGTCGGTTGCCTTCAACTTCTCTTGCAGACCCTTGGCTTTCTTCTCGGTCTCACTGAGGCCCTTATCCAACTTCGAAGCGTCGGACTCAAACAGCAGGAAGAACGAGTCGAGAATGGTCATTTTTTGCCCCGGGCGTGTTCTGCGGCAAGGTACTCATTGTACCGGGTCACTGCGATGATCTCCCACAAGTCGAAGGCGTCCTCCAGCGTGTAGATCGTGCGCAGTTCGTTCAGGGTTGCTTTGCCTTCTGCGACAATTGCACCGAAAAGTCCGTCAACGTTTTTGTAAGCAACGTTTGGGCCTTCAGCGCGATAGCGTCGAAGAAAGTCGAGCCCTTGCCGTTCCCGAAAAAAGAGACGTTGTATTCCAGCATGGCCATCTCCAGCCGCGCCAGGGTCTCCCAGTCAGGGACGTGATTGTCAACCAGTGCCCGCGTGGTCAGCTGCAACGGGTCACCGGACGGGCCCGGCACCGCAACGAACGCCATCAGCTTGAGCATGGTTTCCTCGTTGACCGCATAGTCGCCCAGCTTGGGCACGGCGGACAGAGGGTATTTGGCGATGATCTCGCGGCCTTGGATGGCGGGGAACTTCGACAGAATGTACGTCTTGGTCCCGCCGTCAGGCAACTCGATCTCCACCTCTTTGGGCTGTAGCAGCGGCATAGCGGGCCTCGGGTTAGTTGTGGTTCACGTTCTCGAAGGCGAAGGTGTAGGTCTTCGACTTCAGGCGGCCGGCCGAGGCGACGGACGGCGCAGGCGGGCCATCAGTGATCACGCCCTGCGTGAAATTGGTGGTCGAGCCGTCCGGGTAAATGGCGGTGATGGTGACCACGTCGCGGGCGGATTGCTTGCCCTTGCCGACGCGGTTGGCCTCCAGCAGCACCGACAGGTTGAGGTCGTCGTCACTGTTGGGGATGACCGACAGCGTAGCGCCCACGGGGGTTGCCTTGCCCCATGTCACCAGATCGCCATTCAGGCCCATGGCCTTGTCGCGCACCGGCAGGGCGGGCGAATCGAAGGGATCGGCGTCGTCCGCGAACTGCGTGACCTCGAAGCCTGCCGGAAAAGTGTTGGACGCGACGACCTGCAAGCGCAGGCCGAAGCCGGAGATATCGTTTCCCATGTTGGTGCCTCGCTTAGATTAGGACGTGGGTGCCTTCAACCTTACGGATCAGGTCATCCTTGGAATAGATCAGGGTGTAGACCGCCTTCCACTCAGTGCGGCTGTCGGTCGTGACGTAGCTGGTCATGACGATGTCGATCCAGTAGCCCAGGCGGTACACCTGTTGCCATGCGTTCTCGTCATCCGTCAGGTTGGTGATGTAGAGATTCTGCGCGGTCGACAGGGTCTTGCCCAGGCTGACCGTGCCATTCAAAACGGCGGTATCGATCACCGACTGCAGGACCGCCAGTACCTGACCCCGGCCGCGCTGATTGGCCGACACACGGGCAGCCGACAGCAACAGCGTCATGATCTGGGCGCCAATCGCGTCCTTGAACCACATTTCATTCGCGTAAACGTTGATGTCGACCGGGTCCGTGGCCAGGCCGCACATCACGCCGCGTTGATAGAAATCAATCGTCTGACCCGCCGACTGGGTGCGCCCGTAGTAGTTGACGCGCAGGGGGTCCAACACATTGGCCACAGCATCGGTCGTCACGCTGGGCGTCAGCGCGGCTTGCTGGAACATATAGTTCTGCACGCTGTTGCGCTTGGCGTAGTTTGTGGCAGCCAGGACTGCGGCGGGCAGCAACTCGGGGTATTCCGTGGTCAGCGGGGCATACGTGATCGCCACACCGGACAGGCCGATCAGCGCCGCCGACAGCGTGGAGGCCGTCGACGTGGTGCGGGCTGCGGTCAGGTACAGGAACTTGACGTTGTAGGTGTCGTTCTGCGTAGCAACAGCCAGCACCTGCGCGGAGGTGAGGTCATCCACGAAGGCGAACGAGCCGAAGTTGTCCGAGATCTGCACGGCTGCCGTAAACGCGTCGACCGGCTCCTGTACCGCGACGCCCGGCGAGAAGATCGCCCCCGTGCCCCAACCCGTCAGGCTGGAAACGTCCGTGCCCGTTGTGCCCGCGCTGACCGCAATGGTAGCCGCGTCGGTTGCACCGCTCACGAACTCCAAACGGTTGGCCGTGGCGTTGTAAGTGACGGTTGCGCTCGTCCAATTGGCCGTGGCGCCAGCTGCCCGAATGGCAGTCTGCAGCACACCAGCCACCTGGGACATGGTCGTGGCGCTGGAGAAGTTGAGCCCCGTCAACGCTGCAGCAGTGCCGGCCAGAGTGATGGTCATGGACCCGTTGGTGACGCCCGAGAACTGGCTGGCCAGATACGTGCCCGAGATACCGTAAATGTGGGCGGCACTCGCCGCGCTGGCCCAGCGGGCGAACGCGATCTTGCGGGGTGAGGCGATGAGCTTCGAGACGAACCCGAAGTAAGGCGCCGCACGCAGATACTCGGGGGACGCCGAACCGAAATATGTTTTGACCTCGTCCGCGCTGGACATTGTCACCACTGCGTCAGCCGGAACGCGAGGATCAGCGGTGAACAGCAGCAGGATCAGATCGCGGGCCCGGACGGCAGCGCCACCCCCCACGCCTGACGTGATCGACACGTAACGGGTGAACGAAATAGCCATTTTCAGCCCCTCTTAGACTCGGTTAATCCGTGCGTCATACGTGGTGACCGGGGCCACGGTGGCCGGCGCGGTCTGCCGCGTATGCGTGAACACAATGTCAAATGCGGGGGACATCTCGTATTGATCCCGGTCATCCGTGAATGGCGGGTTGCGCACTTCTGTCACCCGCAGCATTCCGACCCCGGACGCACGAAACGCCTCGCGCATGCTGTCAGACTGCATGATACCCGAAACCATGTTCAAAATGTCCGATCCCGTCAGATCCGTGGCGCTCGGGTTGACCTGGGGCACCAGAGCCATGAACTGGACCGAGGTCTCGTAAACCTGCGTTTCGACGTGGTCAAACTTGCCCGACGTGGCGTTGTAGGTGTCTTTGCGCCCAACAAACCCGTGGCGCTTGTCTGGCATGATTTTTGCAAAGTAGACCCAAGCGGCGGACGACGCCCCCGCTTGCTTTGCCTGGTAATTGCGGCTCAGGCCCACCCCCGCGAGATCCGGGTGAGCGGCCATTGCGGCCCCCAGGTGAGTCATGATCAGCGTGAACAGAGCGCGGTCGTTCATGGTGCGGGAACCTCCACGCATAGCATACGCCGCCAACCGTCGATCGGGCGCCAATCTGCATCCGATTCGCAGCGCCAGTACCGGCCCTGCCAGATGATCACATCGCCCGAACGGTCCCGCGCCGTCGCTTTGATGTCGTGGGATGTCAACACCGTGACGTACGACCGGGCAAAGTCAAGCCCCAAGGTCTGGTACAGCTTTTTGTTGACTGCCTGCACGCTGGTATCGGTCAGAGCCTGGGCAGCGGCGTATACGTCGACCAGATCGCCCGCTGCGTTGGGGCTGCGGGATTGCCATGCGCGCCAGGACACCGGCTGTGTCGCGGTGACGGTCTGGGCCAGGGCCAGGATGTTCATGCCGGGGGTCATTTTTTCGTCACCTGCGTGGTCAACGTGTTGAGCAAAAGGCCGGTGTCCACAAGGGGTTTGGCAATCGACGCTTTCGCACCTGCACCTCCATTTGCCAAGCGGCGCTTGCGTGCCCGGATGGTAGCGTCGGCCAAGGGCGGCTCGGTCAGTTTGGTGATCGTCTCACGGACATCACCCTCCGCTTTCATACCCAGGGCCCCCATCACGTTCGCAGGGTTGAACTGACCGCGCGCGGCAGCCTTGGAAAGCTGGGCAGCGTTCTGCGCCCATTCGGTTTGCTTGTCGGCAATTGTCGAGCGGAAAAAAGGCCGGGCGGGGATGCCCTGCTTCGGGCTGCCATGCTCCTGCACGTACGCAACCCCGGCCACAGGTTCGCCCTTTTCGTACTTGGCCGACTCAAACCAGCCGACCTTGGATTGATCATGCGCCAATGCCTTGACCATCACCTTGAGGGCTTCGATCTTGCCGGCCTTGCGCGTGATTTTCATGTCAGAACACCCCGTAGGCTTTGCGGAACGCGTCACGCTCGGGGATACCGCCCACGAAGAACCCGCCCACACTCTGGGCGTCCAGCAGGGCGAGCAGTTGCTGCCCGTAGGGTGTGGTCGACAGCCACCAGCGCCACTGCCCGCGAACGGGCGGCGGCTGCAGGGTGACGGTGACCTGATCAATGCCCGCCTGCTGGACCACCGCAGGAGCCTTGCCCGCAGCGATCAGGGCCCCTAGGGCCAACAGGTGGGCGGTCATGAGGTAAACCGCCGATTGTTGTACCGTCGCGGTCATGTCTCCCGACACCTCCGGGGAGACGTAACCCGTGGCCATTGCAAATTGCAAGTCCAGCGACGCGTCAGGGTAGGCGTCCTCATCCGCAAACGCGGGGAACATCGCCCGGAAGGTGGCGTAAGTCATGACAATGGCGGTCATGGCGGGTTACCTCACTTGCGCTTGGTCGGCTTGGTAGTAGGGGCGCCTTCCGACTCACCCATCGGCTGGTCGGCGGCTGCCAGATCCTCGGGCACCATCGGGGCAGACTGGTCTCGGCCCGTCATGTCGGCCGCCACCTTCTCAGGGTCGGCTTTCTTGGTTTCCACGATGATGAACCCGTTGGCCTTGTGAACCCGAAACACCGGGTTGGCTTCCAGGTATTCCAATTGCTCGTCGGTCACCTCGGTGACGACACCACGCGGCGTGATGATGCGGGCGTCGGCCACGCCTGCCCCGCCCTTGATGTGAACGGGGGGCAACTCAATCGGCAAGTCCGCGCCGCCGTCGACGTGGTTCGTATAGTCCATGTTGCTGGACAGAGTGGAGAAAACGTAGGGCATATCAAAGTCCTGTAGAGGTTGACGGAAAAAGCAACTTCAAGGGTATCACAAAAGAAAAAAGCCCCCAAGGCCGAAACCCCGGGGGCTAAGCTGCTGCCGTCAAATCAGATACCGGAGCGGCGCACCACAGCGAAGGGGCGCTTGAGGAGCGTGCCCGCCGTGGCGTTGGCGAAGTCTTCCACGTAGGCCTTGGCGCGCTTCTCGGTGCCCAAGGCCATGAACTTGGCCGGGACCAGTTGCGCGAAGGTGCTGCCGCCATCAGTGCCGCCATCGGGGACCGAATCCGCATACAGGTAGAACACGTTGGCGCCGCCGTTGGCCGCATCCAGTTCCGGGGCGCTGACCACACGGCACTTGGGGTAAGTCTTGGTCAGCCAGTCCCGCACCGACACGCCGTAATCCGAGGTCACGGTCAGGTACTGCACCACAGCTGTGGACAGGGCCAGGGTGGTCTCGATCTCGGCCGGGTCCAGCAGATCCTTGGAGCCCGATTGCAGAGACGCGAACGCACTGCGCAGGTCGGCGGTGATGTTCAGGAACGTCTTGGTCGACCAAGTGGTCGTCGAGCCCGAGCCCGTGGCCGCAACCGTCACATACGAGGGCAGGTTGGGGTCATTCAGGAAACCGTAGGTACGGTTGCCGCCCGAGTTGTAACCGTAGAAACCAACCTTGTTGCGGATAATTTCCAGGGCCAGCGAGGCAGCCGCGCGCTTTTCAGCGGCGGTGTTCACGCGGACGCGGGCACTGCGAGCATCTTCCAGCAGGCCGACCGACAGGCCCTTTTCCCAGCGCACGACGGTGCGGCGCTCGAAGTTCAGGTTCCAGTTGGACAGCGGGATGCTGGTGATGTCGCCATACTCGGCGGCGGTGCCCAGGGGCTCCAGCACGCCCTGGATGACCTCTTCATCTTCCCACGAACCAACGGTCGTCACGCCGATCAGGGTGTCGATCTTGCGGGCGGCGGTCATCACACGGACAAAGCCGGGGAGCCATGCCTGCAGGAACTGCACCGGGTTAGAGATCGACGCGGTGGTCACCAGGCCTTGCGTGTCGTCCATCGCAAAACCGATGTCGCGCGCAGCGTCTGCCACGAAGGACGCCGGGAAGTTGAGGCCGATCCGGGCCAGCTCACGGACTGCGAGTTCGCACTCGTCGGCCGTCAGGACCAGGGGTTTGATGTTGCGGCCCATGACATGGCTATGGACCGTGCTTTGTTGTCGCATGTTGCGCTCCTATGCTACAGGGTTGCGGTCCGATCAGGAACCAGTCAGAGAAACGATGGCCAGGCCTGCGGCGGCGTTGATCACGTACTTGACCTTGGCGCCGCTGATCTGAGTCTGCCCCGTGGAGGCAGTGCCCGCCGCAAGGGTACCGTCAGCATTGACGAAATAGACCGGATCTTCCGGGTTGGCCGCATTGGTCAGCGCAACCAAGATGTATCCCATGGTGAGGAACTGGCCGATCGTGCCGGCAGGCACGGTCAGCGTGGGAGCCAAGGGGCCCCCAGACGATGTGCCGACCGATTGCAACGAATGCGGATCAGCCAGGATGCCGCCGAAGTTGCCGGTGCCACCGGGCGAGAACTGACCGTCCGACGAATCGATCGTGAATGCACGGCCGACCACGATGTTTGCGGCGGTGCCCTTCAGGATGCCCGGTTGTGCGCGCGTGGGGCCGTCAGCACGGATCGTGCCGACGAGGCCATAGCCCTGAGCCAGGGCAACAGAGGATTGCAAAGCCATGGTGTGTTACTCCTGGGAGAGGTAGCGGTCAACCGGGCTGCCCTTGGCGGGCTCCCCGGTCTTGGAATCCAACGCCACGGTGGCGGGAGGATGGGTTGCGCTGCGGCCAGCCAGCCAGCCGGTCAGCGTGGATTGTTCGGCGCCTGCAGCCGGTTTCAGGCCCAACTTGTCGCAACCGTAGGCCACCACATCGCCCAGCGTCATCTCGGCGTGATCGAACGTGCCGACGTGCGCGCTGATTTGGCGGGCGAGGGCGTCACGCTGAGCAATGCGGGACAGCAGGGCGCGCTCGGCCGAATCCTCCGACGTCGTGTCGGGCTTCGATGCGGGCGGCGCTGCCGGGTTGGCGACTGACTCGGAGCCCTCGGGCTTGGTCATGCCGTCAGCGGCAGGATCTTTGCCACCGGTTGCGGCCACTTCGGTTTTCTCGGCTGCTGCCAACAGTGGTGCCATGACTTCGGTCAGCTGAGTGATCAGCGGTACCAGGGTCTTGATGGCTGCGATGGCGTCAGCAATGGTCATTTGCTGCGCGCCGCCTTCGGTGTTGTTGGTGGGGTCCATTGGGGGGATCTCCGAGGCGTCAAAAGAAAAGGTCAAGCGGTCCATGACCGCTACGTCAGGCCCCATGCGCCCCTCTTTAACGAGGGCCAGATGGTTACCGCGAATCTGGCGCTGCACCGCGTCATACTTCTGACCCTCCCAAACACCGGAGGCCATTTCATACACGCACCGGTAGCCGGCCGAGAGTTCACGCTTGCCTGCCGCGATCAATTGAGCCAGTGTATCCGAAAACGCCTTGATGTTGGCATACAACTTGCCTTCCTTGAAATAAACCCGCTCACCGATCACTCCGGCCACGCCTTTTTTCTCAGCAGGCACTGCGCTCGGATTGAGCTCAGCGGCTGCCGGGCCGAGCATCGTATGATCGTCAATCCAGGGGAGCAACTTGAACGACTCGATGCACTCGGGGTCTGCAAGCTCCTCGGGCGGGCGCAGGACTTGGAAAACCTTGTCAGCGTCAGGGCCGGTCAAGCCCAGTTGACGGCCAGAATACGGGAACACCCCGGCTTTGCTGATCGGGTTGTCGGGCACCTCAAACCATCCATTGATGTCGTACACCCGCGCGTCCATCGCGGCAACGGGTTGCGGGTCGGGCAGCTGCGTGACAGTCAAGGCGACGCCGGGGTGCAACGGTTGCGGCAGGGCTTGCATCGACGCCCACAAGTACGCGTCGTGCTCGTCATTGAGCGTCACCGGGAATGGCTCGGGTACCTCGCACAAGAACGTAGCAAACGCCCCATTGTGGTCCAGCGGCGCCAGGTCGCCCTCGGGGGTGTAGCCGACCTCCTCCGACGACTCGCGGCGCGCTGCGTCCTCCGCAGTTTCGCCCAGTTCGCGCCCGCCGCCAGGCCAGCACCAGGTAAGGGGCTCGTCCTCTGCGGTAGCCGAGCGGCGCAACAGCAGCACCCGGCCATCCGCTGCGCGGTACATGACGCCCGCCGCCGTGGCCGAGTCCGCCGCCGTGTGGTAGGCAATAGCTGCCGCCTGGGCGGGCGCATGCCCCGCGCGGATCAGCTCGGCAATGTTGGCCCCGATCACCTCGGGGGATTTTCCGGTTTGAAGAGGCATGTCAGATCTCCATCCAGCGGCCTGACGCGTCGTTGTAGCGCAGTTTCATCGCGTATGGCGCAACAGTGGGAGTGAAGTTTGCGCCGCTCTTGAGCATGATCGCGCCGGCCCCGCCTGCGTTGTGTGTCACCGTGGTGCTCGTGTTTTCGAGCACCAACGTCACCTCTTGATTCGGATATGCAGCCAGCAGCCGTGCCAGAGTGTGGGCGCCCGTTGCCGCTAGATTGTAGGACACTTCCCCGTGGTACGCGTTGATCGAGTACGAAGAGGCCAGCGCACCAGTAAACCGACGATACGCCGCCTGCGTCGTTGTGCGCGCGTTCTGGAAGATACAGCCCTCCAATTTGATGTCTGCCAGTTGCGTGTAGCTGCCGGACATCACCACGGGGGAGAATCCGGTCGAGTCAATCGTGGCGTTGCCGGTTTGCCACCAACCGAAGCGGGTGCCCCGCGCCCGCAGTGTAATGCTGGTGCTGCTGCTCAATTGGATTGTCGGCTGGGCAGCTGATGTGGTGCCGTTGGTGCCGATCTGACCGCCTTCCAGCGTCAATGTGCCGGCCAACTGCCATTGGATGGCGTATCCGTCAGCAGCCATCGCATCCGACGCAAACCGCACGTTTTCCAGCAAGCCGCATGGGTTTCCGGCGTTGTTGGCGGTCACCAGGAGCCGGTAGCTGTTCTCGCTCGACACATTTTTGATGTTGAACGCGTTGACCGCGCCGCCGCCAATGTAGTAGTCGGCAACGGCGTGCCCGCCGATCGCGCCACCATCAACACAGAACGAGGCGCAATTTGTGCCACTTGATGCGGCATAGATGCCGTACGACCCGAGTGCGGCAGTTTGGGCTGCATTGAGCCCATTGATGTCGCAGTGTACGATCTCGTTGAGGTGCGTCTGATAGCCGACAAAATGCACACCGGAGAACGTGTAGCCGCCGATCGTGCTGTGCTCCCAGCGGTGAAAATCATTCCCGGCGTCGGTGCTTGTGTACGTGACCAAAAACCCGTCAGCCAGCACACCGTTACCCTGCACGTTCACATGGCTGAACAGGTTTCGGCTCGGGCTGATGACGGACAGAGCGTTGTTCTGCACAGACTCAATTGCCGTCTGCACAGTGATTGCGTCCCCGCCCGGCGCCGTGGTCGGACAGTAGATTCCCAGGTTGCTGACCGTGCAAGAGTGGCAGTCCTGCAGCGACAAGACCGCGCCGGAGAATGTGGCGATCGGATACAACTGGGTCGCAAACTCTCCGTCGCCGAAAATCTCCACGCCGTATGCTGACTGCAACAACACCTGCGCAGAAACGGGGTATCGGCCCTCAGGCAGATACACGGCGCCAGCCTTCGCCGTGACGGTTTGCCCCTCTTTCAGGTCAAACGTTTTGACAAGCGAGGCCAGCGCCGTGTTGATGTAGGTCGAAACATCCGTGGTACCAGTGCGGTCCTGAATACCAGGCCACAGTGCTGGAGGGATGTATCGCAGCACATTCAAGCCCCGGTGACGCATTTGGCCGGTGGGTTTCGCCAACTCGGCCAGCGCGGCTTCGATCTGTTTGGACATCGTCGACGGGAAAAACCCACCGCTGTCGGTAATCCCGATCTCAGCGGCCCCGCCGCCCGTAGCCAGTTCCAGCCCGTCGAAAAAATCGACCTGCAACGACAGCGTACGCGACAGTCCCTCGACCGTCAGATCGTAGGAGCCATTCGGCGCAGCGAACGTCACTTGCCCGGTTACCGCGCCGTAAAACGGATTCGTCAAGCTGTTGCCGGCCGCGTCCTGCAGCCCCGTGGCCAACGTCGACGAACCCGCGATTTTGACCGTTACGGTTGGGTTCGGGATGACATTGCCCGCGAGATCCTGGGCAAAAAAGTTCTTCAGTTCCATGGGCTACCTACCTCGTTCGTGTTAGGGGCCGACCGCAACAATGCAGCCCTCCAGCGTATCCAGACCCGCCAAGCGTACCATTTCCCACGCGGATGCGGCTGACGCTTTGATGTCGGTATCGCCTGACTTGAGGTGCAGCTTGCACATGCCAAAGTCAAAAGCGCGTGGGCGCGGCAGTGGGGCATCGAGCCCCAGATGCCGGGACAGCCGCCCGGGTGATCCTGTCTTGCGCCTCATGGTTTGGCCGCCAGGATCTTGGGCCAGTCAGGCTCCCAGACTGAGCGCAGTGCTGTGCTGTAGACGGTGGTGGTCTGTGCCGTCATTGCCGCGCTGGCCGCCGAGGTGCCGGTGAACACCGAGGCGATCGCACTCTTTGTCTTGGACAGTGGACAGTTGGCCGTGGTGCAGGCGAACACCAGCGGGATGGGCTCACCTGGGCACCACCATGCCACATAGCTGCCCAGATCGTTGGTGCTGACGATTGCGCGCCCACCGGTGCCCAGCAGCTGGGATGGCAGGCACTCTGTCACGACAGCGCAGCTTTTGACGACACCGGGAGCCGGGTCTGCGCCGAACGTCGCAGCTTTGCACAGCACTGAGCCGGTGAGCGTTTTGGCCGCCCACTTTTCACCGGCCCCAAACCGCACAATCTTGGCCGCCGTGCCAACGTTGTAGCTCGCAAACTCAGGCCATGTCTGAGAGCAGGCCACTTGCGCAAGCAGCAGTCCAAACAGGGTGATGATGTGTCGCATAGAGCCTCCGGTTAGATCAGCAGACAGACGATCTGGCGATCAGCGCTTGACGATGTCGAACTCAAACATCCGCGCAGTCACCACGGCACCGTTGTCGGCTTCAAACGCGAGGATTAGCGCAAGAGCCGTGGTGCCGGGTGGGATTGCGACCGGGACAGTTGAGACCGTGAACACGTTTTCAGCCGAGTTAGGAGACCAGAGGAGGTTCCCGTCCGGTGAGATGCGGTTGTTTGCTCGCACATACGTGTAATCGCCGGTTGATCCAGTGAACGTCATGTAGATCCGTGGCGTGACGCCGGCTGTTGCGCTCACGATCTGGCCGCGCAGGACCGCTTGAATCGTGTCACCCGCGGCCAGGCCAGCAGATGCGAGCGTCACGCTCTGTTGTAGCCCGTCTGCACCATTTGCTGCTGCGGCCGTGAACACAGTTTGCCAGCCCGACAGCGCGTCAGATGGGGCTGTGCGCGCCGGCGTTCCAGCGTTGCTTGAGTACGCTGTCCAGCTAGCCGGGATGCCGCTCGTCAGGTTTGCAAACAGCGGGTTGACGATCAGCGATTTTCGGAACGGCTCCGCAACAAGCGCCGATTTGACAAATGGCGCAACGCGGTCACGGTTGAGTAGAGCGCGGCGCAGTGATCCGACTCCGCTCGGGTGGACGTACTGACTGCCCCCCTCATTGTAGGCATATGTTGAGGTCAGCGCGCCGGTCGAGGGGTCCGCGATTGTTTGCTCGTCAATCCACGGCAACCCATTTGCGCGAGCATACGAGTTGACCCATGCATTGATAGTCGCCGCAGCGGCGAGTTTGTCAGATGCCCAGATCCCTGAGATGCCGCCGACAGTGAGCCACGGCAGCTTGCCCGCAGCCAGAATCGCATCAGCGATGTATTTCAACGACGAAATAATTGTCGCGGCTGAAATCGTCTGACCTGAGAACGGGCCGACAGAGTACGTGCCGCCGAGCAATCCAACGTCATTTGTAGGAAACGAAACTAGCACATGGTACGCGTCGTCAGTGAGCGCCGCAGACAACCCGCCGTACGTCATCGCAGCACCATCGATCCACTGCTCTGTGCGAGTGCCGCCGAGACAGCGCGGATAGATCATCCGCCACGGGGCGCCCAACACCATGTTGAGCATGACTGTGCGGCCCCGGCATTGCGTGACATGCGGCGTTTTCGTCGTCGCGGACCATGTGTAGCCGTTTGCAGCGTATGAGTCGCCAAGATCTACTGCCGCAGCGTTGTTCCATTTCGGCGTGATAGCCAGCGCCACCCCCCGCACAGCCCCCGCCTCAGCGGCGGGGAGGGTGCCATTTGCTCCCAAGCGCATCACCCGGGCAAGTGCGGCGTTTTTCAGAAACTCGGAAAAGCTCATGGTGCTCCCCTTACTGCTTGGTCCAGACCGACACGCCCGTCACCAGGCCTGACGTGTAGGTGAACGTCTGACGATAGGTGCCGCCTGCGTAGTTGGTGCCCGGGGTTGCGGGCACGACAACTTGAATGTATGCCAACGTGCTGTCGCTGTTCCAGCTCAGCGTCTGGGCCAACTCATCGGGGAAGATGATGGCGCCGTCCGAGGCCACAACGCCAACGCTTGCGACGTCAGGCGCCCCATTGAGTACTGTGCTACGTTGCATCGTCATCTCCAGGCGTAAAGTCAAATACCGGCGTCATGGTGCAGCGGCAGTTCGGCGCCTGACCGGGTATGCCCCGTTCCCCCGTGCGTTGATCGATCACCGGCAGATTGTCAAACCGGTAGACCCGGCCGTCCATCTCGACGTGATCTTCGCGCGGATGGGCACCGCCGCCGCTGTGCAGCCACTTGAAGGACTGGATACCGATTGCCTGCATCCGCCCTTTGTTGATCGCATTGTACGTCTTGCGGGTCTGATCTAGCGCAATGTTTCGTGCGCGTCGTTTGGTGACCCCCTCGTACTGCTCCAATGCAGGGACCAGACCCTGCAGCCCGTTACCCGTGGTAATCGAGCGCATGACGGAGCCCTGCACCTGTTCCAGGTAACGCGAGGCAATTGACTTGATCAACCCGACGTTCTCCGCAACCGCAGCTTTGTAGGTGTTGGCCAAGATGGGATTGCTTAGGTCCGTCTTGATCGACAGGCCCCCTGACAGCTTCTGCAAACTCGACGCCAGGGCCGACTTGCTGGCCTTGTCCGCACCGTCTACCATTTGCTGGGCGAGAGGTGCCGCGGCCTTGGCAAACAGGGCGTTGAACGTGTCGGTCAGCCGTCGCATGGTGATACGTGACTGGCTGGCGATCGTGGCGTCCTGCCCGAAGTGGGCCGCCGCCGCGTCGGTCTCGAAAAGCGCCCGCACCTCGCGGGTCACCTCGTCAACCATGCGCGACACCAGCCGGTCCAATGCCTTGGCATACCGCAGTTCGACCGCCGCATTGTGAGCGAGGCGCGACCCCTCAAACCGGGGCGCAGCTTTGCGCTGGGCGGCCCAGGTGGTGCGCTTACGCGTCAGGAGCGCCATCGTCAACATCCAACCCGTTGTAGCCGCTGGTCTCGTCCGCAGCCAGGCGGCGGCGGACATCGTGGCCATCAATACCCCCTGCGTCAGACAGCACCTTGTCAGTATCCGCCTTGATCTTGTTGACGTTGGCCAACTCTTCGGCGCTGAGCGACTTGACCGGGCGCCATGCCACCGTCACGCCGAAGGGCTTGACCCCGTAACGCGGGGCGATCTCTGACCGGATGACGCACGCGAGGTGCCGGTCCAGCAGGGGCTCGGCGTCCACACTTTGGATGGTTTCCAGCGTCTCGTGATAGCTCTCGGCCTCTCCGTCGCCGGTAGAAAAGCCCTTGAGCTGCGTACCCATGAGCTTGGTGACGGGCACCTCGGACGCTGCTGCGACGATCTGGTATTGCGTCATGATGGCTGCGTCCAGATCCGCCAAGCTGGTGTCGTGCTGCTCAATCTGGTCGGCCTCTTTGTCCGCAACCTTGACGCCGTAGTTGTCGCGGAAACGTGCCCACACAGACAGCCGCTGCTCGAACAGCGCTTGATTGGCCAGGGCCTTGGCTGCGTCGGTGTAGAGCACCATAGCCCGCTTGGTGAGCGCCAGTTGCGGCGCCTCGTTGGCAGTGCGCTCGGCAGCGTAGACCCGTTCGTAGATCAGCTGAGGCACGCTCAGGCCGCCGTAGAGGTAGGCCGGCTTCAGGACATCAGCGACCGCCTGCCCGCGCATCACGATCAGGTGCGACTTGTGGTACCGCTTGCCGTTGATGACCCAATACGGGGGCTCGTAGAAGTCTTGAGCCGCGGGGTCCGCTGCGGCACGCTTGGACAGCTCAGGGACACACCAGTAGGGGTCCACTTGCGTGATGCCGCGATAGCTGCCCGGGGTCACACCGTCCGGGTTGAAGGGCTTGACGTAGAAGTCCGGGTCTTCGGAGTCAATGACGCACCAGGCGATGCGGATGCCGAAAACCCGCCCAAACTTGACGTACTCCACGAGGTTGCGGTCAACCTTGAACCGCTTGGACGACTCGACGATGGCCGCCAGCATATCGGGCGTCACGTCGGAACGCCCGTCATTGACCGTCACGTCGTAGCCCTTGCGAATGGCGTCACGGGCAGGCAGGGAACACGCCCGGTTGATCAACCAGTTCTGGGCCAACACTGCGCACATTTGGTGACCGATGAATGACTGCCCGCCGTACCACTCTGCCTGCGCATCGGGCACGCCCTGGGTGTTGAGCGAGAACGCGGCCTTGAGCCCGTCGCCGTAGCTGTTGGCGTCCATGGCCGTGCCCGCATCGTCGATCACGCGGGTTTTGGGCACCGGCACGGCGCGGGTCTGCAAGTTGGCCCGCCGCTGCGCCCGGGTCAAGCTGTCGTCAATTTCCCAATCGGTCGAGAACACGCCAGGTCGACGCTCGACCGGTGCCGGGGTGGGCGCAGGCTCAGGGGGCTCGACGCCCAGCAACCAGCGGAGAAACGATCGAAGCATACAGGCCTCACAGGTCAAAGAAGCCGCGCCGCTCGGGCTCAACAGGAGCAAACGCGATCACCACAGCGTCGGCACGGTTGGGTGACCGGGCGCCGTTCGGGGACTTATCGATCAGCAGTTTACCCGCTCCGGTCTTGCTGTAGGTAGCCTGGGACAATTCCAGCTTGAGTTTTTGCAGATCGGGTAGGTGCGGGGAGATGCTGATCAGCTCGTCCGGGTCGGCCGGCATGACGCCCTGCGTGACCGCTCGATGAGTGCGCAGGAACCGCATGCGCAGGGACCACCACGCCTGTGCCTTGGCGTTCGCAAAGTAGTCCCCGTTGGTACGCTCCAGCTTGTCGGGCTCGCCGTCAACAGTGGGGATCTTGCCGTCTGGGTCCACCGGCGCGGCCGATCCGCGGTAGGGCGTCACCGTGGGCGCCTTGCCCTCCATGCCCTCGGCGATCACCCGGGCGTCACCGCGCACCCCCGCGCCCAGCCCGTCGCCGTCGTATCGGAACGAGGCGTACCCCTGCGCCGCGCAAATGTCGAATGCCTTTTGTGTGGTGCCGAAGATGTCGTCACCCTTGCCTGCCCAGGCCTCGCAGAAGTCCAGCAAGACGCCATGCCGCCCCGCAAACGCGTTGAGGTCGGGCCCTTCGTCCGCAACGTCGAGCCCGCCCTGCCGGGCCCCACTGGCGGCCAGGCCCAGCTTTTCGAGGGCACCGATGGCCGACTGTACCCACTCAGACGGAATGACCACGCCTGTGACGCTGGCGGTGTAGCTGATGTCGATTTCCTGCGCGATGACCGTGGCGTCTTGGATCTGCTCGACCATGCGGGCATACCAGGCGTCATCCTTGCGCGGGTCGCTGCGCCAGTGAAACGTAAAGATCCGCCGCTCTGGCCAGCTGTGACGTTTGACCGCGAACGGGTTGGCCATGCCGTTAACGCTGGACACGTCGATGCGACAGTTCGTGGTGGCCGACAACGACGCCTCGACCAACTCGGGCCGCTCCAGGTGGGCGGACTCGTCGACGAAGTAGATCGAGGTACGGTCCCCCCGCCCGATGTTGTCGCCCGCTTCACCAGTGATCACCCCGTTTGTCTGGGGCAGGATGATCCGCATGTAGGGTGCATGCTTGGCCTCGATCCACCCCGCGCGCAGCTCGACCGGCAGGTAGCGCAGGAACACGCGGGCCTTGTAAAAAAGACTTTTCGGGCTGTCCAGCTTGTCGACGTACTCCTCTTTGCGTGACCCGAAGCCCACCGCCACGCCGTCACGCGTCAGGCACAGGGTGCACGACAAAGTGATGGCCAGCCAGGACACGCCCATGTCGCGCGACTTGTCGCACAGCCCCGCTTCTGACGCAGCCCACCGCTCCAGCACCCATTCGCAGAACTCGAACTGCCGGGGAAACAGGCGGAAAGGGATGAACGCGGGCATGCCGCGCTCCACGTTACGGGGGTCGTAGGTCACGCCCCAGTCGTCGATTAACTGCACGGGGTGCTCCCGGTAGTAGGCCCGCAGGATATGCCAGCCCTCGGGGTTCTCACGCAGCCGGCGCAACCGCTCCATGCGTCGGGCCATCTCGGCCCCGTAGTCGGGCGCTCGAAAGTCAAACTCCACGCGTCACCCCATGACCTGCAGGTACAGCGCGCCCAACACCTTGGCATCGGTCGGCAATTGAGCAGGCATGGCCGGGGCATTCAGGGGCTGGCCGTCCTTGCCGGTCAACTCTTTGCGTTCAACCAGCATGCCCAGGTACTGCGCGATGTTACGCAAGGCAGCGTCAGGATCTCGGAATTTCACTTTGACCCCTTCGCGCGACCGCTCGACCCCGGCAATCAGTTTTTTCTGCAAAGGCGTCAAGCGCTCCATGTCGGCGAGAAACAGATCGGGGGTACCCTCGCCCTGACACTCGGGGCAATCGGGGCTTGGCGGACCGTTCAGGGCCCATCCGAACCCCCCGGCGCAATCGGGCAGCGGCAACTCCCGCGCGGCGGCCTTATCGCAGGCTTCGGCGTATTCCCGCGCGGTCCACTGGTAGGCATGGTCGACGCCATTGCAGTAGCGGCAGTTGACACGGCGGATACGCGCCACTTCGGTCGGGTCTCCTGTGGCCAAGGCGAACCATTCACGCAGCACGGCGGCGGCGTCCACGGCTGCGGCTTGCGTGACCAAACGCGTCTGATCCTCCACAAGTCGAAGCACTCGCGGATCTTGCAGCAGGCGCGCGGCCTCCGATCCTGCCGAGGCCTCCGCGTATCCCGCCCGTATCGCGGCCTTTGTGCCGTTGCGGTCCTTCGCGTACTCCTCCGCAAACCGTACGGCCCGCTTCGAACGGGGAAGGTCTGGGGTTTCCATAGCCACAATGATAGCCCACAATCGCCCGAAGTGTTTAACCGGAATGGATCGGGTTAACAACCGGATTCCCGGTTAGCCCTAAGTTGTTGATTCTTCTACCTTTTCTCCCTTTTACCTCTTTACCTCTAAAAAATATTAGAAGTGATAGATATATGTACATGCTATGTATAACATATCACATATATAAACGTAAGGGAAAAGGGAAACGCCACCCGGTTACGGTTAGCCCATCTTAGAACTATGCGGTTTTTACATAGCGCGGGCATATGTTTTTGCGCTTAGACTATGTACCCGAAAATAACCGGGTTGCTTGACGTTCCGGCTTGCTGCGGCTACAGTAGCGCATAGTCTAAAGGGGAAACGAAGTGGAACTTATCACCAAGGCCATCGCAAGGGCGCAAGGCCGCAAGCGCTACTACACTGGCAAGACCTGCAAGCACGGGCATACCGCGCCCCGCTATGTGACCACGGGGTCGTGCTGCGCATGCATGGCTATGTACGCACGGGAGCGGCGTCGGGACAAAGCAACATTCATGTGGGATCTGCACCCCGACGATGTGGAGGCCGCCCGCGCCTACTGCCTGGCCCTTGACCTGCAGCGCGCCTGCATGCCCGCCGCTCCGGTGACCCCGACTCCTGCGCCCGTTACCGACGATTACATTCCCGAGGAGTTGACAAGGGCTATTAAGTAATACACAATAGGCCCATCGACAACGCAACACGCACTGGAGAAACAACATGACCACTGCCAAGCAAGACTTCCGCGCCGCCTTCCGCAACGCGCGTATGGGCACCCACAGCGAAAAGACCCGGCCCGGTTTCATCATGGCCGCATACCGCACGATGGCCCTGCGCAACTGCAGCGACCCGCTGACCGAGACCACGGCTACCTATCGTCTTGAGCAAAAGCGCGAACTGCGCGCGATCTTTTCCGCCTAACCCCCACGCCGGCAGAAGCCTGCGCCCTGACCATGCACACCGACAGCCGAGGCATGCGCATGCCGACCGCACCGCCAGGGTGGCCCTTTGGCCGAGTGCCGCCGCCACCTCCTGCGCCTCCTGAAGACGCGCCATTCTGACCAAGCAACTGCCAGCGCACCTGGCCACACCATCATGAAACAATCCCACATCACGACCCCGCGCACGCTGGCTGATTGCACGTTCACCACGGGTCACAGCGCCGGCTGCGCAACGCGCCGCAACACCCCGCCCGATTGGGTCTACAAACTGGCGACGATGGCCGCGTGCGTTGCCCTCGGTGTGATGCTGGCATGGCGTGGCTAAGAGTGCGCGTTGTTACAATTTATCTATTGACATCATCGTCAAGTAATACATAATAGAGTCATCGCAAACGGAGAGCACCATGAAAGAAGTCACTTTTAATTACCGCTTTTTCGGTTGGCTGGACGCCCCGGCCCGCCGTTGGGTTAACCCCGATGGTAGCGAGGGGGGAATCGTGGCCCTCGACGCAACGGTCGATGCGAAGGTTGCACTTTCAATAGACGTTGTGATCGGCCCCCGCGCCAGCA